CGTATTGAAATGCCAACTGTTAATGGTCGAGAAGTTAAGATACGTTCAGTTTCTCCATTAGCTCAAGCTCAATCTAATCAGGATATTACTTCTGTTTCGAGATTCTTAGAGTTAGTAAATGCTTACTTTGGCCCTGATACTACGAACATTCTTATCAACTCAGAAGAGACTGCTATTCATCTAGCTAAGAAATTTGGTGTACCTGATGGGTTGATTCGTGACAGGGAAGAGCGTAAAGAGATAGTTGCAATGATGCAGCAAATGCAGCAAATGCAGCAACAGCAACAATTAGCAGGGCCACCTATTGCCACAGAATAATCACATTGGTTTAGATGGAATAGCAAGAAAGAAAGCAGAAGAAGATAGAATAAGCCTTAACTTTGGCTCTTTGTTTTCTGAACCTACTGGTCAAGAAATTCTTAAATACTTGCGTAGTATTACTATAGAAATGGTTAGCGGTCCTAATATTTCTACTGATGAGTTGCGTCATTTAGAAGGTCAGCGTTATTTAGTTGGCTTAATAGAACGTCATGTCCAAAGATCACATAAGGTAAAGAAATAATGAATGAAGAAGTTCAAGAAGCAGAAGCAACAACAGAACTGCCACCTCAAGAGCAAAGAGATTTTGTAGTAGCAGAAGATCTAGAAACTAAAACAGATGATCGACCAGAATGGTTGCCAGAAAAATATAAGACAGGTGAAGATCTAGCTAAAGCATACAAAGAGCTTGAGTCTAAATTAGGTAATAAAGACGAAGATATTCGCAACCAAGTGCTAAAAGAAATAGAAACTGAAAGCTTTAAGGATAGGCCAGAAACCGCAGGAGACTATCAGTTGCCTGAGTATCTGGATGAAGAAAGCACTATTGATAGTGATGTTTTGAAATGGTGGGCAGATCATGCATTTACCTATGGATTTAGTCAGTCTGAGTTTGAAGAAGGTATAGATAAAGTAATGCAAGCAACTCAGGGAGAAATGGTAGATACTGAGGCTGAGATAGAAAAACTTGGCGATAATGCTAATGCTAGAATAGAAGCTGCTGCATTATTTTCTAAGCAGTTTTTTCCAGAAGAACATATGGAGTCTATTGAAAGGTTAACAGAAACTGCTGAAGGACTAATGGCTCTTGAGTTTGTTATGGAAAAATTACAGTCTCCATCTATAGGAAGTGATGCTACTCCATCTGGAAAAATTACAGAACAAGGTTTAAGAGAAATGATGCAGGACGAAAGATACTGGCATCCTGCAAGAAGAAACAATGACTTTATACAAGAAGTAAACAATGGTTTCCAAAAACTTTATAACGGCTGAAAAGAAAATAATTAAAAGGGGTAAGTCGTATCTTACCCCAATGAAGCATTATCATATAGAAGAATTTGTAGATATTGTTCATCCTAAGAATAAAGCTGAAACAAAGGACTTTGGTTACAATTCTTTTGAAGAGTCTATAGAAGAAATGTATGAAGGGTCAGAGGCTTATGTATGTCGTAATGGTAATGGTAATATAGTTTTTGTTAGTGGCTTAGATCTTTCTGAAGAAGTCCCACACATGTTTGCAATATTTGCAAATAACCTTGACCATAATGTTGTATTGGTAGCAAAGATGTCTAAGTCTTTGTTAAATATGTTTGATAAAGTCCATCCTGTTATTAGTATGACTATACTTTCTAAGAACGAACATATGCTAAATTGGGCATGTTGGCTTGGGTTTGAGCCTGTAGAAATGAGCTCAGATAATAAGTTTGTTGAATTTGTGCGTTGCAATTTTGAGAATTATGATGTTAATAATAAATCATTACGACCCATAGTGCATTGATCGGCCCTAATGGATACCCGAATTGACATGTGAGCGTGGATACTCGTAGCAATCGGAAACTCAATTTAGGACTGTAAAAATGGCTAATACAATAGACCAAGCCTTTATAAAGCAGTTTGAAACTGAAGTTCACATGGCGTATCAGCGTATGGGTTCCAAGCTACGGAATACTATTCGTTCTACAAATGTGTCAGGTTCAACTGCAAGATTCCAGAAAATAGGCACTGGAACAGCATCAACAAAATCTCGCAACGGTAATGTAACTCCTATGGAGTTAGTACACACCAACGTAGAAGTATCAATGAGTGACTTCTATGCTGCTGAATTTATCGACAAGCTTGATGAGTTGAAAACAAATATCAACGAGCGACAAGCTGTAGCACAATCTGCTGCTGCTGCTCTTGGTAGAAAAACAGATGAGCTAATCATTTCTGCAATGGATACAGGTGCTAACTCTACTCAAATACACGATACTAGCTCTGCTCTAGAAAAAGCAGATCTTCTATCATTGTTTGAGACAATGGGTACAGCAGATGTTCCAGAAGACGGACAACGCTATCTTGCGATGTCTCCTGCAGGTTACGCTGATTTGTTTGCAATTAATGAGTTTGCATCATCAGACTTTGTTGGTCCGCAAAACTTACCTTTTGCAGGTGGTATGACAATGAAAGAGTTCTTGGGTTTCAAGATCTTCTCAACGTCTGCTGTAGCAGGTGGTAAAAACTTTGCTTACCATACAAGTGCTGTAGGTATTGGTGTGAACTCTGATGTTCAAACTGAAGTAAACTATGTTGCTGAGAAAGTATCTCACTTAGCAACATCAATGATGTCAATGGGCGCGGTAGCTATCGATGATAACGGTATCTACGAAGTCCTAGACAATAACTAAGAGGAGGACTTATAAATGGCTTTTTCCGCATCTGGTCTAACTCGTATGGCAGGAGGTGGTGGTCATAGCCTTTGGTTTTATGACTCAACCGACGCCATGACAGCGGTTCGCGCTTCTGGTTATTTTAATAACGCTGCTAGCATGTTAAATGTTGGTGACGCTATTTTTGTACTAGACAGCGATGCTCCTACTCTCAGCGTATCATTAGTATTATCGAACACAGGTTCGGTAGTAGATATTGCTGATGGTACAGCTATTACTGTAACCGACAGCGACTAATAGAGTGGGGGCGAAAGCCCCCCTCTTTTCATAGAGGTTCACAATGGTAAGCACCCCTGCAAATAGTGCAATTGATATATGTAGCCGAGCTCTCATCTTAATTGGTGCAGAGCCTATTACTTCTTTTGATGATGATACATCTGAAGCTTTGATTGCAGGTAACATGTACGAAGATATTGCAAGAACTAATCTTACTTCTACACGTTGGAGGTTTGCAACAAATCAAGCTATATTAAACAGGTTGAGTGAGGCACCCACTGGTAGATTTGACTCTGCTTATCAGCTTCCTGATTATTTATTTCTTCATGCTGTTACGGTTAGAGATTTCCAAATTGAATACAATGTTTATGGTGATAAGGTTTTTTGTGATGCAGATCCTGCTGATGTTCTTATAGCAGATTTTACTTATAGAGCTAATGAGGTTGATTGGCCTTCTTATTTCTCTGTATGCGTAGAGTACGCAATGGCTGTTGTTTTTGCTACCGCATTAATAAGAGACACTTCTTTATCTAACTTAATGTCTACCCAGTATGAGTTTCTTATGGCTAAAGCTAGGTCAACAGATTCTCAACAACAGACAACTCGTAAGGTTGTAACATCAAGGTTTATTACTAACAGGCGAAGCTAAATGCAAAAGGCTAGAATACCAATAACAAACTTTCAGTATGGTGAAATTAGTCCGTCTTTGGTAGCAAGGACGGATTCTCCAATTTATAACTCATCTGCTCAAAGCGTTAAGAACTTTTTTATAAGAACAGAAGGTGGCGTAGCTAAACGTGGTGGATTTCAAGCTTTGCATGACTTTACTGCGGTAACTGAAGATACATCTATAAGGCAGCAAGTAAGATTAATACCTTTTGTTTTCTCAGATGATGAGCAATATGTAATAGCTTTCTCGCATCAGAAGTGTGAAATATTTTTTATTAACCCTGTTACTGGTGCATTGAGTTTAGCAACTACACTTACGCAAGATATTGATTCAAATACATTGCAGTGGGATCAAGCCTATCTGCATGAAATGACTTATGCCCAAGGTGGAGATGTATTATTTCTTTGTCATAATACTTTTATGTGTCAACAGATTATAAGAACTGGTTTGAATAGTTTCCAAGTAGAGCAGTTTAATTTTCAGCTTCAAGCAGGTGGCGCTAAGATTTATCAGCCATATTATCACTTTCAGCCAACTGGTATGACACTAGATCCTTCTGCTACAACTGGTACTTCTATTACATTAACAACAAGTGCTGCTTACTTTGACATAACAGGTAGTCAGTCTGGTGGTAATTATCCTGATTCTAAGCATATTGGTATAACATTGTTGTATCATAACGCTGAGATATATATAACATCTGTTCAATCTGCTACATCTGCTACTGGCAGAGTTGTTGACGAGCTTTTTGTAGAGCTTGACCCTAATGCTATTAGAACAACTGATGGATCTGGTAATTTAGAAATTACTCATATTAATCACGGAATGACTACAAATGATAGCATTACAATAAGAAATGCTTCTGCTGTTGGTGGTATAAATGCTGCACAGATTAATGGCACTAGAAGTATTGCAAGTGTCTTAGACGAAAACAGATATATTGTTACAGCAGGTTCATCTGCTAATACATCTGAAGATGGCGGTGGATTTTTGCAAATAGTAACACATGCTGCAACTCAACAGTGGATGGAGCAATCATATTCTTCATTACGTGGTTATCCTGCTGCTGTCGGCTTCCATGAAAATAGATTGTGGTTTGGTGGTACGCTATCACAACCTGATACTGTTTGGGCAAGTAAGTCTGGTTTATTTTACAACTTCGATATTGGAGAAGCTGCTGACGATGATGGCTTAGAGTTAGTAATGAGTATTGGTGAGGTGGCTACTATACGTCACTTTGTTTCTAATAGAGACATACATATCTTTACCGCAGGTTCTGAGTTTTTTATTCCTACATTTGAAAACCAACCTATTACTCCAACAAATGCTAGGGTAAAAAGGCAAACATCTTTTGGTTCTACCTTTGTAAGACCTCAACCTTTCTATGGTGCTACAATCTTTGGTCAGATTGGTGGTAAGATGATACGTCAGTTTGTATTTGATGATAGTCAACAAGCTTATAAGGCTGATCCTATTTCATTGCTTTCTTCTCATTTGATAAGTGACCCTGTTCAAATGTGTGTGATTAGTGGTGCGGTAAACACTGCTGAGTCATTTGTTTTTGCTCAGAACTTTACTGGTGAGATTGCTGTATATAATTTAAATAGAATTGAAGGTGTTGCAGGGTGGACAAGATTTGAAACTGACGGTTCGTTTCATTCTGTTACTGCTATTGGTAATCGTGTTTTTGCTGTTATTAAGACTAATCTTGGATCAGGTACAAAGAGTTTTGTATTTACTGAGTTAAATCAAAATGTAAGTTTAGATATTGGGAATACATATACAGGAACGGCAGGAGTCTTTACTGTATCTAATTTTTTTGAGAATGGTGCAGAGGTCGATGTAATAAGCTCTACAGACTACTTAGGTAAATTTACAGTAGCTAATGGCAAGGTGGACGTTTCGGCTGTAGACGCCTCTCTCACAAGCTGTCAGGTAGGATTTGGGTTTGATGTAGAGCTAAAGACTAATCCAATAGATGTTAATACTGCTATTGGCCCAGAAACAGGGCAACCTAGAAGTTTATCTAGGGTAATACTAGATTTATCTGAGACTCTTTCTGTTTCAGTAAACAACAAGAAGTTAATAATAAGAAAAGTAAACAATGATTTTAGTCTACCAAGGCAAGCAGTCACAGGAAAAAGGGAGTTCTATTTATTGGGATATAACAAAGACCCTCAGATTACAGTAACTCAAACTGCACCTATGTTTATACAAGTTAATGGTTTAGTCGCGGAGGTATCTTTCTGATGGTACTACCTTTAATAGCAGCAGGTTTAAGTATTTACGGCACTGTCAAACAAAGAGGTGCTGAAAAAGAAGCTGCTGAAGAAAGAAAAAAAATAGGTCAGTTAGAGGCAAGGCAATATGTTTCTGAATTATTTTTAGCTAAAGCTCAAGCTATAGATGTTTCTAACAGAAGAATGTCTGAGGCATTAGAAGCAGAAAAACAAAACATTGCTTTTTTTAGTGCTAAGATAGCTTCTTCTGATAGATCAGTAGCAGCTTACTTAAAAAAGAATAGGCAAATTGTTGGCGAAGATATGGCTAATATAGAAAGGCAATCTCGTTTGACAGAAGCAAAATATGCTGCACAAGCTGCTACTTCATATACATATGGTCAAAATGCAGCCGCAGGAATGAGGTCTATGTCTAACGCTAATTTTTTAACTAATTTAGCTGACATTGCTATTAATATGCCTCCTTCTGTTAGTAATATGTTTAGTAGCAATAAGGATGTAGGGTAATGCCAGTAATAAGAGAAAGATTAGGTACTGGATCAATTGGCCCTGTTGGAGTCAGGTCTGTAAATACTGGTGGTGTAGAAAAGTATACTAACATTGCTCAATCTGCTAATAAAATTGTTCAAGCATCAGTTAAAGAAATGGGTGTGCAAGCAGTAAAGCAAGGAGAGCAATTAGCTTTTCAAGCTGATTCAAAATCTATTATTAGTATTAATCCTCTTACTGGTAAGCCAGAAGCATTAAATCAATTAAATGGTGAAGGATTTATAGGAAGAACAGCAGGAGAAGCTTTTCAAAGAGTAATACTAGACAGGTATCAAAATGAAGTATCTATTGATATTCAACGAAAAACAAATGAACTTATTTTAAATTACCAAGACGATCCTGATAATATTGGGAAAGTCACAGGTGCTTTAAATGAATATCTTAAAAATATGGCATTTAGCACCGAGCAAAATGGTAAGCCAACTATATATACAAACTATGTACAACAACAAGGAGCATTAGAGCTTGCTAAAGCAGAGCTGTCTTTAGGTAAACTAAATGCTACTAGGCAAAGACAAAAACTTGGTGAACATGTTCTTCTTTCTAATAAGGATGATAATGTTACTGCATATGAGTTTGGCAAAACAAATCAAGACCCTACAAAGTTTAATGCTTTTATAGAGGCTAGGGTTGCTAAGAATAAAGATGCTGAAGTAGCTTTTTTAGTAAATGAAGGTACTGCTGATAGCCATGAGATTGCATTAAAAACTGCGTATGTGTTTGGTAAACTAGAAGGTATTTATCCTAAGTTTATGATGAACGATTATCAAAGAACTCAATTTGAGTTAGCAATAAGAACTGATGGTAAAGTTACAACTTTTTTAGAAGAAGAATATCAAGAAGACTTAAAAAATATACTAGAATATACTAAGGATCTTAGTGCAGAAGATTTAGGTAATGTTATGTCTTTTGCAGAAAGTCTTTCTGGAGATTATAGAAAAGCTGAAGATCAAGAAATTGAGCGAAAAAGAATACTTAAACAAGCTCAATCAGATAAAATAACTTCTATAAAAGAACAAGCAAAAATAGATTATAATAGTTTTAAGTTACTAACTGAAACTGACATAGGCAGAGTTAGCTCAGATACATTTTCAGACTTAAATAATATATACAATAATTTTAGTGACCCAGTAACAAATTCTGATTCTATTACAGATTTAAATGTTTCTATAACTGAGTCAGTAGAAACATTAAGTAAACTTGAGGATAGGTTTCTAGGGTATATAGAAGCAGGAGTTTCTGTAGACGCAGGTTTAATTACAAATTTTAAATCTGAAGAATTAAAAAGCTATCTTACTATAGCCGCACGAGATGGTAATATAGACTCCCTTAAGTTGTCGATCATATCGCCAGATGCAGATGGATTTGAAGATTTAACTCCTTTCCAAAAGCATATAGTTAGAAATTTAAAAGCCTATAAATTATATGACTCTAAACAAACAGAAACTGTTAATAGTTTTCTAAGTGACGTAACAAATAAATCTGAAGAAAACATAAATAATTATATTGCCAAGAAACAATTACAATCTGAAGGCTATAGTGTTTCTAAGGACGCAAGATCTAATTTACTAGATCAAGAATCTTTTCTTTCTTTTCAAAATAAAATTACAAATACGCCAAGTAATATTCTTTCAGACTCAGAAAAAGATGGGATTATTAATAGTATTAAATTAGCAGGAGCAGATGGAATAATTAGCAGTACACCAAATGCTAGTTCACAAGATCTAAATGCAATTAGTTTGTTTATTCAAAGTAATGGTAAAAGCACAGATCCTTCTGTTTTAAATCTAAGCAAAACAAATAAAGAAGTTGCAAAGTTTTTGAATGATGTCGTCCAATCTTTTCCAGAAGGTAAAAAAGAAATAATAAGAACACTCGAAAAAAGAGAAACAGATATAAGAACTGCTGAAACAGATCGCGCAAAAGAAAAGAAAAAATTAGACGATGCTCTTAAGCTAAGAAGAGAAACTATTAAAGCAGGTAATACAAATAAAACTAAAGAACATAGAGAAGACATGGATAAGATAATGCTTGATAACTTAGACATTTCTTCTGCTGCTGATCCTAACTCTGCAACTCCTGCTTTCTATGAGCTTGCAAGAGTTACATTGCCACAAAGCCTTGTTTCTGGTCTCAAAAACTTTTTAAATGGTACTGGCCCAGAAGTAGATGCTGACACGTTACTTAAACATGCTAATGTTTTAATGAATGACAAAAGTGCATCTGGTACTGTTAATAGATTCGGTGATATTTTTGGACAA